GGAAACAAAACCGAACAACGCAAAGTCGCCGTGGAGGGAACAAGTGTTGGTCAAAGGTTCCAACGGTATTGACGTGAACATTGGTTCCGGGTCTTTTGCCAAACACGTGAACTACAAAGACGATGCTGAAGCCGCTGCTTCTGGTCGTTACAACTACAACATCATCGAAGAAATTGGTTTGTTGGAGGAAGCACCGGTGGCTTGGTCGTCCAACGAATTTACGGTTAAGAGGGGTGCAAGGAAAACCGGTACACTGGTAGGTCTTGGTACGTCCGGTGACATCGAAAAGGTAGAAGGTGCAAAACAGATCTTCTTGCATCCAATGGACTATGATCTTGTTTCTTATGCGGATGTGTTGGAGAACACGGGACAAATGGGACGCACGGGGTTGTTCTTACCGGCTTACATGATTGACATGTCGTTTAAAGACAAAAACGGCAACACTGATTTGGAAGCTGCAAAAAAGAACGCTTGGGACAAACTTGATAAGCTGAAGGACAACCCTGTGGGATATAGGGCGGCTTGTATGCACTCACCGTTGCTAATTAGTCACATGTGGATTACTTCCGGTGGTAATTTCTTGCCGAGGGAAGAAGCAAGGGCGAGGGAGAAAGAGCTGTTGAAACGGAATATCTGGAGGGACTTAGGTAAAACTGTAAGACTGGTGTGGGATCCCAATGCACCACGAGGTGTTGCGGCTAACCCAGACTTTACGTTGACACCGATTACCTCTCCTTTTGTGGATGGCAGCGATAAACTGGACAAACGCGAAGGTTGTGTAGTTATCTACAATGAACCGGAGTTCTTTGATCCAAAGAAGAAAGACCTGTACTTTATTGTTCATGACCCCTATGTATCCAGTATTGGTGGTGAATCATTAGGAGCAACCTATGTATTTGCCAATCCCAAGTACTTACCGGAGGGGCATCCGGGTAATATGCTGATGGCTACGTACATCGGTAAACCGGAAACTTTGGATAAGTACAACGAGAACTTAGAAAAACTGGTGCAGTACTATGGAAACCCTATGGGTGGATTGTGGTACGAAGCAAACCGTGGGGAAAACGTAAGGCATTGGTTTATCAAGAAGAACAAACAGTATGTTTTGTCTGTAAGACCGGTGACTATCAAAGGTTCGAGGATTTATGAAACAAAGACTTCGGAGCATGGTTACTTGGTGGGCAACAAGACAGCAAAGATAAATTTAGTGCAATATCTGAACGACTGGTTACTTGATGAAACGGAGTTACCGGACGGCAAGAAGAGGAACATTGAGCGACTTCCGTGTTTGTACACGGTAAGACAAATAGCCATGTTTGACATCAACGACGACGAAAACTACGACGGTGTGTCAGCATTAATGGGATTACCTTTGGCTCTTAAAGAGCAAGAGGTGATTATAGAGAAAGAAGCCAACAAAAAAAACCCTTTAACTTTTTTATCCAACAATGGTAGGATTTTCAAACAACACGGACACCCGTCCGGTTACAGCATTAAGCCTAAAGGTTTCGGAAAAAGAGAAATACGATAATAACGCTGAATGGTTCAAGCGATATGTTCGTTATACTGTTCCGACGCTGACGTTCATTATTCGTGAGTACGAAAAACTGAAACGGTGCTACGACCTGGTGAACAACAACATCAACGGTTTCAAGGAAGAGTTCAAACGCTTCTGTGATCCCCTTGGTGAACTGGACGCAGTGGCTATTGAAGAGGAGATACTTCCCTTCAACATGATCCACAACAAGGTCAACATTTTCCGGGACGGAGCTATCAAACGTCGTCCGCGACACCATGTGGTTCCTATTAGCAGTGATGACATCAAGTCTAAAACTGAGGAGTACAAGAAATACGTACAGGAGAAAGTGTTGCAACAGATGGCGCAGATGATGGATATAGCCAAAATGCCGCCGGAGCAACAGGAACAAGCTAAACAAGAGTTCTTGGCTCAGAACCTACCAGAAGGTTTTGGTATTACCAATTTCCGTACGCAGTGGGAGCGTTTCTATGAACGTGTACTCAAGTGGGCAGAGTTGACGATGGAGATTAAAGACAAGAAGGTAGAAACAATGGATGACATCGTTATCGCTGACCGTTGTATCATCTACGTTGGTTGGAGGGGTGATAAACCGGTTATTGAAGTTTGCAACCCGTTGTTCACCGGTTTCCACAAAAGTCCTAATCAGAAGTGGATTCAGAAGGGTGACTACGTGTACACAACCAGGTCTATTACGGCAGTTGATGTAATTACGGAGTACGGCGATAAACTGACGGATGAAGAAATGCAGCGTCTTGGTCTTTATGCCAATGGACCGACTATTGCTGACCCCCGTTTTGATGTTCGTGGAGGTAACGCTGTTCCGGTTAGAAGCGACTGGGATGAGCTGTTGTACCGGGAGAATTGGCCGGGGGAAGCTAATGCATCCAAGTTTGTAGGTACTCACATGACCCAAGCAGGTACTATTCGCGACCGTTACCGTTCGTTAATCTGGTGTACCCACATTGAGTTCAAGGCTTTCCGTGAGGTTTGTTTCCTCAACTACGTTGATGAATACGGAAAGACTATCACCGAGGTTTTGTCGGAAGACTTTAAGGTTCCCAAGGATGCTACAAAGTCTACGGCTATTAAGCACGGTGAGGAAATTGAAGTCTGGGAATGGATGGAAGGAGAAATGGCGTTTATCTTGGAGCGTCTATGGATTCCGTGGAAGTATGAGCTTACTCGTTTGATGGGTGACGTGTACGTCAACTGTAGAGAGGTTCCCAACCAGACGGTGGATGTAAACGATCCTTATGGAAAGTTTGAGTTGTCGTACAAGGGCCGGGTGTTTAGTGACCGTAACTCTGAAAGCGTTTCTCTTGTTGAGAGAGCTATCCCGTACCAGTTCCAAGCCTTCTACATCAATCACGTTATCAACAAAGAACTGGCTAAGTACAAAGGGTTTGTTCAAGACATTGACGTTGATCAGATTCCGGACGGTCTTGGTCAGGACATGGAAGGAAACCAAATCCGCGATAAGTTCTCGGTGTGGCTTACCTACCTGAAGAAAGAAGGCTATAACTTCTACTCTGGTTCCCAGAATTCTTTTGGTGCGCTTCCTCCTTCTACCCGTTCACCTGGCAGCAATGGTTACTTCTTGGGTAGTGCTGACCAGTTGTTTGCGCTGAAGCGGTTGTTGGACTACGTGAACACCGAGATTTCGTTGGCTATGGGTATTTCTCCCCAGCGTGAAGCACAAGCCAATTCTCAGTTGACGGCAACCGACAACGAGAGAAACTTGGCCGCTTCCTATGCCATTACCGAATACTTTTATGATCAACACGAAGAAGTGTGGACTCACGTCCTTAATTCGTTCTTGAACAACTTTAGGTATTACTACCGACAGAAAATGAACGAGGATATGTCCCAAGATCAGTGGTTGTCCTATGTTCTTCCCGACGGAACGGTAGAACTGTTTGAGGTTACTCCCGAAAGCCTTGACCACGAGGGTATTGGTTTGTTTGTGAAAACAGGTTCTTCTGAACAAGAGTACCGGCAGATGATGGTTCAGTCGGTGTTTGCAATTGCGCAAAACGCCGGACAAGGGGCTTCTATGGTCAGTGAGTTAATCAAGATGATTACCGAGGGTGAAAGTCCGGATGTAATTCATCGTAAGCTGTTGCTGTTGGAAGAGAAACAACAAAAACGTCAGGAGGATATGCAGAAGTCTCAAATGGAATCCCAAGAGAAAATGGTTCAGATGCAGATTGAATCCAGAGAGGATCAACAGAAGCACGAAATCGACAAGATTATTATCCAAGAGCAACTGCGCAAAGACCGGGAAATGGAACTCAAAGTCTTGGATACGTATAAGATGCAAGAGGATCTGAACATGGACAAAGACGGAGTTCCTGATCAACTGGAAGCGTTGAAGATTTACCAGCAAATGGAAAACGACAAACGCAAACTTGATCAGGTGGACAAAAAACTCGAAATCGAAAGAGAGAAGATTCACAAAATGTTGAACAAGGACAAGAAAAAGTAAAATCCAAAATTTCTGTGTTTTGCGTAACTGCACAAAAAGCTATATAACATGCTGCATTTGCGCAAAACACAGTTAATAGATACCTTAATTTTGCACTATTACTAAACGAAACCAACGAAAATGGACATCAATTTCAACTTGGAGGACTTTGTTCCAGAGGATTCGCCGCTTGACAACTCGCTGGTAGAACCTAAAGAGGAACAACCCGTACAGGAACCGTCGCAACCGACGGAGGAAGAAAACGAACAGGTGAATCTACCGGTTCGACAGGAAGAGAGTGAGTTTGAGCCGGATGCTCAAGCTGCATTTGAAACATTCAAACGATTAGGTGTAATTGATGATGAGAGCTTCGACGGAAGTTTCGAGTCTATTCAAACGGCACTGGAAGAAAGAGAGAAAAACCGTACTGCTGAAGTAGCTTCGGCGTTTATCGACCAAGCCCCGGAGAAGTACAGGATGTTGCTGCAACTGGTGTACAACGAACTGGACGACAACGAAGGTGAGATTGCGGTAGATAAACTGCAAAAGTTTGTGGATGCGTTCAAAGAAGATTCCAAGAGCGACACTATTCGAGATGAAGAAGATGCGCGGGACTACCTTGAAAAGATTTACTTGGAAAAGGGTATGCGTAAAGCAGCTATCAAAGCGCAACTTGATGAACTTGAACTGGACGATGAACTGATGGCGGAAGCCAAACGTGAATTGGAAGAACGCAAACAGCTTCGGCAACAAGAACTGTTGGAAGAACAGGAGAAGCAATATAACGAGGTGGAACAGAAGAGAGCAATTTTTATGCAGCACCTTGAGAAAGAGTTTCAGGAGAGTGGTTGGGCACCAACTCGAATTACTGCTGTAAAGCAAACCTTGGCGCAGACAAAGGATATTATGGCTAAGGTTAGCAGTAGTCCAAAAGCGGTTGCTCAATTTGCTGACTTCCTGTCGTACTATAAAAACGGAGCCTTTGATATTGAGGCTTACTCAAAACAAGCTGCCTCTAAACAAGTGCAGCAGTTTAAGGACAACATTGTCAAGAGTTCATTTAGAAACAAAACCACCGACAAACGACCGGGTAGCGTCGGTGAAACTTTGCTCAAAGATTTTATTCCAGTTTAAACCTTTTTATCTACTATGACTAACAGATTGACCGCTTTGGTAACTGTTGACCGCGGCCCGTACGGGGGAAGTTCTTGGGACTATGTGCAATATGCAAATATGTTCAAGACCTACGAACCCTTTAAGTTCGGTGTCAAAACCGCTCAACTGTTCTCCTCCGACCCCGCCTCCGAAATTGTGAACAAAAAGTTCACGTACATGACCATTGCCCAAGGCAACGTGTATGTGATCGACGGTGGCAAAGACGAGTATGAATGGGAAATGGTTGGTAACGCTTACGTTCCCGCAACCATTACTCAGGATATTCTTAATGGCAACACGCAACCTGGTAAGGGCAACAGTCGTTTCAAAATCGCCCTTGACAAGCCGTGGTACCATGAACCCGTCCTTCTGAAGACGGAAGATGCCAACGCTCCCCTCCTCCGTATCATCGGTCACTCGCGTCCCCTCGGCAACATGTCGTGGGAATACGAAGTGGAACTGCAAACGTCGGATCCCCTTGATTACATTTCCCCGGACGTTCTGCAACCCGGTCGTGTGATGTTCGATGTGGCTACCGCCGTTACGGACAACCTCAACTACAAAGCCGGTGGTGATCAATATGCGCAAATGTTCAAACTGCGCTCCCAGGTCGGCAACGTTGCTCGTAAACTCGAAGTGGACGACAAGACCATCCGCGCTGAAATTGCTGCTCGTAAGAAGTCCGGTAAGTTTGCCGGTCCCACGGGTTATGACGGCGTTGGTGTGGGTTATGTCTTCAACCAAGACTTCATCAATCCCAAGACGGCTCAAAAAGTCCAACAGGGTGTGTTCATTTCCCAAGCAGAAGCTCGTCTTCTGAACTTGGTGGAACGTGACCGTGAGATGCTGATGGAGTTCGGTCGTACCCAGAACACCATTGACCCCGATACGGGAACCTCGCTGAAGGTTGCTCCAGGTTGGCGGCAAGTTGTCCAGGACGGCCACTACATGATGCACAACGGTTCGCTGTCTCTCGACAGCATCTTCCAGTACCTCGACACGATTTTCTTTGGTCGTACGATGTTCTCGGATCGTCACATCCGTATTGCTACGGGTTCCGCCGGTGCTCTTCTCTTGGCTCGTCTGTTGCAAAATGAATACGGCTCGGTGCTGACGGTTGACACCATGTTGATCAACAAGACCAAGTCGGAGTTCCACAGCAACTCGATGGAAGTCGGTCGTCAGTTCACGAAGTGGTTGGCTCCCAACGGCATCGTGGTTGAACTGGTGTACGATCCCATCAAGGACAACAAAGCTATCTTCCCGCAACTGGCCCCCGGTTCCAACTACCCCATCGAATCGTTCTGCATGGACATCTTCGACTTTGGTAAGACGGACCAGAAGGCTTCGGGTTCCACTCGCGATGAGAACATCACTATGGTGATGCAGGACGGTGTGGAGAGCTACTACACGGTGTCCAACGTGTACGACTTTGAAACCGGTGCTGAAAAGTCCGGCGGCAACGTGTACGCTGAAAACAAGAAAGCGAAAATCGTTCGTGAAATGTCCGGTTCGCTTTGTGTGTGGGATACCTCGCGTATTGGTCGTATTGAATACGTCCCCGATACCTCCTACTAATTGAATCCTCGGAGGGGGTGGTGAATCTGCCCCCTCCTTTTTTTGAACGCAAGAAAACGCAAACCAAAATGAATCCAACGAAAACCATTCACGTATCCATTGCTCCCAGGACTTCTGATCCCCAAGGTCGCGGTTCTTTTACCATGACCTACAAGGACTCTTTCGGAAACGATGTACGTCACCCTCTTGACATTATCCGGGATACTCGTGGACAAGCTATCGTCCTTCAGTTTTCTCCTAACCACAACAAGGGTAAGTACATCACCGGTCTGGAAGAAGAAATTAGCAACCCTTGGTACAATGAGAACGGAAAAAGCTACTTGAGCGGAAAGAACAACTGGACGGATGAACAGTTGACTTCCATCAGCAAACGCCCTTTGATTACCAAGCAACTGTGGCTTGAAGTAAAGTTTGACCAAACACCCGGTTCGCTAAAGTCGGATTTGTTGACTCAGAGTCTTCGTGATTCTATCAACGCATATAAAACTCGACAAGCAACCATCATTGAAAGCTTTGAACTGTTTATCTATCCCGGAAAGCTGAACGTGTTTAAAGATGATTCTTTGAGAGGTGCATTGGCCATTCAGCTTTGTGAGAATAGCAAACTGGTAGCACGGTCGAAAGATGAAATTCGTCCCGGTACGTCGAAAGCGTATATTGCTTTGGAGAACGAAGAACTGGAAGAGAAATTCAAGAAAGAGCAGTTGGTGGATGAAGCCATTGCATCGTTGACAACCATCTCGAAGAAGAACAAAGGACGCGACCTTTACAAGATTGCGGTTGTTCTTACCCATCGTACCACGGGTGCTTCCCTTGTTTCCGGTGAGGTTTCCAACGAAGCGGTTTATGGAGCTGTCAGAGCTTTCATTAATTCCACTAAGAAAGAGCAACCGGAGAACATCCGTCGCTTTACGTCTATTTCTGAAATGGCTACTACTGCCGCTTCCCGTCCTCGTTTTGAAGCTATGTATGCGCTCAAACAAGCTTTGAACAGTGGTGTATTCCGGGCGGACAAAGGTTTTATCTGGTGGCCCTCGAAGTCTGATCTTCCCCAGTGGCACAAACTTGGACAGGAGCAAGATGTAATTTCTTTCCTGACCAGTGAGTACGAAGCGTACAACCCCAAAAAACCGGATGGACCTTCCAACGCTTGGAAAGAACTTAAAGAAGAACTCCTCAACAAAAAAATTGAGATCGCGTAGTGAACATCGATGAAATGCACTTTGAGGTAAAGTTTCGAGCCAATAAGCTTGATACTAATGTGTTGCGGGACTTACCTCCGGCGCATATCGACAGAGCTATAAATGCCGCAACCACGGACTACGTAGAAGGTTTTTACTCTGGTAAGATGTCAACGGCATACGATCTTGGATTTGAAGTAACGCAGCAGAGAACGGATATGCTCTCGACCTTGGTGGTCAAGAATCCCGAACAATCCGATATTGCACCCATTAACTTTGATTCAACGCTCAACGTCTATGAGGTTCCGTTCTCTTCTCTTGCGTTTGACTACGCTCACATTCTAAGAGCTTACGTGTTTACCGATTGTTCCGGTTGGTCTTTGACAAATTTGCAGTTGGTACAACACGATGACTTGAACGTGGTGTTGATAGATCCTTTAAGAAAACCCTCCCTGAAATGGAGACGGTGCATCGGTGCTATAGGAAAGACCAATAATAATATTGGTGAGAGTTCTTTATACGTGTACACGGACGGACAGTTTGCGGTGAACTCCGTTCGTATAGAGTATATTAAAAAACCCGTGGTTGTCTATTTCGGCGGATACAATTCGTTGGATGGATTATACACTACGGGAGACCCCCAGGTAAATTCCGATCTGCCGGAGCAATATCACTCGCTGCTCGTGGACATGACGGTACAGAATCTTTATCGTACATTGTTGGTGCCACAGGGAGTGGCCATCAACCAAAAACAGTAAATTATGCCAACTACCAAGAAAACCACTTTTTTGCAAAAGGATTGCTTTATTGTGGCGGGTAACACCCAAACTGCATTTCCTACCGCTACGCCTTCTTTCCCTGACAACAATCTTGTTGGAACGGGTACGGCGTTGAATCTGCCGAACGGCTTTATCTCTGCCGTTTGTTCGTCTTCGGACAGCACTGTTCGTGATTATTACGAACACCTTCAAAACACGGACACTTATCCGGGCGTTCCTTCGATTTATGTTGTTCAAGGAACTCCGGCTTCTGCTAACTTGGCTCTTGCCGGTCGCTTTGGTTTCGGTGATCAACCGGTGGTAAAGTCCGACTCGATTGTCGGTGATCGTATTCGCAGCGTATCTACGACTTTCCCGAACTATGGGTCGTTCAACGCTATTTCGATAACCTCCGTGGCTACTCCCACGTCCAACACCAACTATGCTGCTTCGGTGGTGATGCGTGGAAGCCGTCAGCACACCTACTATGGTCAGGTGCTTGATGATCGTCAGTATGCTTCGTTTGTAACTCCCGATTACACTGCTCTGGGTTACACGGCTACCCAATCGCGTAGCCACATGCTCCACAACGTCGCCGGTAAACTGGCAACGTTCTCCAAGCTGTGGTCCAATGCTCCCGGTCGTCAGCGCGGTCGTAAGAACTTCATCGTGTTTGGTATCAACCTTGCTGGTACTTCCACTGGTCAAGCTCTGGGTACTATCAACAACGGTCTGTCGTTTACGTGGGCTACGGTCAACGGTACGTCTTTGACGTTTACTGCCGACTACGCTTTTGTTCAAACCGTTTCTGCTCTTATTGCAAATACGGCTTTGACGACTGCTTCGGAAATTGTTCCCCTGAACACGGCTTCTCCGATTGCTGCTGCCAACATCATCGACGGATTCATCGTCTGTGCGCTGGATGAAACGCTGCCCATTGCTTTCACCGATATTCCGACGATGCGCGAACGTGTCATCTGTGGTCTTGAAGGTGGGTTCCGTTCCGCTCTTCCGACTATCGAAGAAGGTTCGGATAGCCGTGAGCCGCTGAACGTTGGTCGTCTTCTGTGGATGCGTTGGAGGGCTAATGCTGCTATCCAGAACTCGCAACAGAATCAACCGCACGGTGACTTTTTCCCGACCGTTCCCCTGTACTTTACCAATGAGTATTCGGCACTGTACACGGTCACGGAGATTAAGTACTTCGACGATCTGGAGCCGATGAACAGCCATCAGATTTTTGAGAAGTCGGTGGTAATGTTGTTCCCCGCTGCTGCTACCAACCCGACGGCTACTGCCGGTACTTTGGCCGGTGGTGCTGTGGATTACACGTATGACACAACCAACAACACTCTGATTGCGGACACCAACACTATTCTCGGTGATTGGCTGCAGAGTGCGTACAACTACAGCAACTTTACGCTGCACGGTCTGTGTACGTCCACGACCTTCTTCTTCTAAGAGATTGTTTGTACTGGGGGAGGGGAGGTTATCCTCTCCCCCTATTTTTTTGTCTATGACTCTTGCAACAAACGAAAGCTGTACGCAAATTACGGCGACTACTCCAGATTCCGGACTTCTTGGATTGTGGTACAGTGGTCAAGAACTGGACGTGGACATTACTTGGGCAATTAATGATTGCACCAATACAACCGTTACACTTCCAAACCGGTATCCGTTTAACGGAACCATCACTAATTGCGCAAAAGTTGGAGATACGCAACACAAATTTCGGTTGAACATAACCGGAATGCCGCTATCGTATCTTTCTTCTATATCCGTTGTTTCCTATAACGGAATTGTTACCTTGACCACTATTTCGCAGTTTGTCTATGAGCTGTTGATTAACGACTCTACATGGACGCTGGGTAATCCGGACATAACCTTTTTAATCAAAGACACGGCGGGTAACGAATACACCGTTACCTACGTGTTGAGTTCGCTGACCAGTGAAATCAAGTGTAGCAACTTCCAAATTTTTGAAATAGAAACCATCTACCCGGAGCTTCCTTGCGGTGTTGCGTATGATTCTGAATCAGAAACGATGACGTTCACCTATGGATTCTTCTTTGGTGCGCCCTGTGAGTCTACTTTGGCTCTTCCTTGTAGTGTGTACAACATAGCCATTGAATCGGAGGTATCCTGTATTTTTGTTTGTTGTGACTTGGTGTGTCTTGCAACCGCCGCATTTGAACTCAAAGACCTGACCGAAACTCTGGATGTTTACCAAGCTTTGATTTACTTGAATGAGTTACATGCTCAAGGATCTACGTGTGTTGATTGCAACCAGATGGTAGCTATCTATACTCACCTTCGTTCACTGACCAAAACCAACGGCAATGTACCCAGTACTGGATGCGGATGCTCTTCAATGTCTTAAATGCGAGTATGTCCGTCGCGTATATCTGTACGTAGAGGGTAAAAAGTATTTGGTTGACTGTAACGATGAGCTAATGGAAGATGCTCGGAAAATACGCCGAGTGTTGTTTCTGATACAACAAGGCTGCAACTTCAAGTTGTCGCTCTGGGAAAACTTTGTTGCTCTACAAAAACGTTTGTGTACCAATTTTGGTAGGAATACCTGTTTTGAATGTACGTAGCCTTAAAGATATTTACTAACCGTTTGGGTGTTCCGGTGTCTATGCTGCCGGAGAAATACGCCTTTGATCTTACCGGATACATAAACGGTTTGATCGGTACGGCTTTGGATAACGTTGATCACATAACGTTCAACACTACTCCAACCGGAACACCAACGGAAGGTACTCTTGTTTGGAACAATGACAATGGCACTCTTGACTTGGGTCTTGGTGGCGGCGATGTAGTCTTACAGGTAGGTCAACAAAACATGACCAGGGTTATCAATGACACCTCGGCAATTTTGTTGAAGTCTGCTTACAAAGCAGTTTACCCCTACGACGCATTCAGTGAGCGTGTAAGCGTTCGTTTAGCGAGAGCGAATGCTTCTACCACCAAAGACGTTTTAGGGCTTGTAGTGGAAGATATAGCGGTTTTAGGGGAAGGTTTTGTGTGTACTCTTGGTGAAGTTGAGAATATTGACACAACCGGTACGCTACAAGGTGAGATATGGATGGACGGGGATGTTCTATATTTGTCACCAACGGTTGCCGGAGGACTGACAAACGTCAAACCTACTTCTCCAAATTACCGCATTATTGTAGGTTACGTTACGTACACCCATGCGACTTTAGGTAAGATTTACGTTAAACCCAATTATGGCTACGGATTGGCAGATATTCAAGATGTGTATGTAGCTACTACGCCGACCAACAATGACGTGTTGACATGGGTATCTGCTAACTCCAGAGCTGAGTTTTTACCAGCCGGTTCTTCATCTACTCCTGACTTGTGTTCGGTATTAACCGCAGGTAACTCAGCGTGTTTAGACATAAACCTTAACCAGAATGACCTGACCAATGTCGGTTCTATTGACTTTGATATTACTCCGGCAAATACCGTTACAACTGCAAGGATGCAGTGGAACAATACCGACGGCACGTTGGACCTCGGCCTAAAGGGCGGCGACGTAACGCTCCAGATAGGGCAGGAAATTGTTCACCGCGTGGTCAACAAGACGGGCACCAACCTAACGGAAGCCGGTTACGCTGTTGTTCGGGTGGACGACGCGCAAGGTCAGCGGCTGAGGGTGGACTTCGCTCAAGCGGACACGGCACTAAATGCACGAGGAACCCTCGGTGTGGTCACGGAAAATATCCCCAACAACCAACAAGGTTTCATTACCCTGGTCGGGGTGGTAAGAAACATCAATACCACCGGAGCATTACAAGGTGAAACGTGGAACGATGGCGACGAACTTTGGCTGTCGGCAACCACGCCGGGCGGACTTACGAACGTGCGGCCGTTGGCCCCATACTTCAAGGTATCGGTCGGTTATGTCGAACATGCGCACGCCACCAACGGAAAAATCTATGTTCGCATCGGCGAGGCTATCGGGTTCGACGACCTGCACAATATGAACGAGACCGGCTCTGAAACAACTGGTCAAGTGATGACGTGGCTAAGCGGTGGTTACGGACAGTTTATAACTCCTCCGTATCCAAGCTATCTTAAGAACAGTGTACTGCAAAGTGTAACCGGTACTACCACAGCTACTATTTTACAGTCGGTTTTGATTCCGGCAAACACCTATGCTGTCGGTGACGTTATTGCTATTATGTACCGGTGTGTAAAATCTGGAACTGCAAATACAGCGGTGGTAAGACTACATGTCAACACCAGTCTTTCTACCGTAGGTATGTTGACATTTACTGGTCAAACGTTAGCAGCCGCCGGTACATTTCTTCAAGCTGAGAGAACATTGAACATCATCAGTGTTACCAATACACAACTTTTTGGTTCATCCTCGACGTTAACTACAGATAGCCAAAACAGTTCAACAGCGGTTACTTCCCTCAACATTGACTGGACAGTCAATCAGTATATTTTTACGGTTGGTACTTTGAGCAGTGCCGCAGATACAGTAACTTCTAACTTCATACACCTGACGCGGAGATGAGAACTGTACCTTGTGGACCAAACGGACAACCTTTGGAACCTATTGTTCCCCCCATGCCGACTATTTATGACGGTACTGACTTGTGGGTATTTGACAATGAAAAAGAGTTTGAGGAATGGTGGAACACCAAATATCCTCCACAGAATAGTATTGAAGAAACAGAAGAACAACTTTGACAACTATGGATATACAACCTATCAAAATTCGTTCGTCTGTCATAAACTCCAACCAGTTTATGCACGGACCAAACCAGTTTATCCAACAACTGGGATCTCTTGCTTTTGAGGGACAGTTTGACCTTACTGAATACTTGAGGCAGTTTTTGATTGCGTACAACGCTTCCAACACAACCTTTTCGTTTATTGTGAATGAAAACCCGGCATACACAACCAGTTTGTCGGAAGCCATGTTGCAGTATACCCTTATTCCGGCAAACACGTTTGAGAACGGAACAATGGCAGAAGTATTGATGCGGTTCACAAATATTGATTCTTTTGCCGATGCGTATGTAAATGTTTATGTCAATACATCTGCATCTCTTTTGGGGGCACAATCCCTTGCAACAGTTACCATGCCGTCTCCAACCAAGTATATTCAGTTGGTACGTACGCTGCATTATATTGACCTTTCAAATGGAACAGTAACTTTTCCAATTGGTCAAGACAGCGTTACTGAATATCAATCTGATTCTATGCCGACAGCACAAATAATAGACTGGACGGTTAATCAATATATAATTACGGCAGGGGCTGTAGGAAACGCTCTTGATATTTTAGAGTCCCAACTTACTTTCATCAAATACTACAAACAATGACAATAGTTCCTTGCAATTCTGACGGATCCCCGGTAACTCCGTTGGTTCCGCAGAAACCCAGTTATTTTGACGGATCGGTGCTGATTTTATTTGACAGTATCCAAGAGTGCAAAGAATACATCAGCAATTTGAAACAACCTTCTTAAATTGAAATATGGAAACTCAAGACATAAGAATTTCGTCGAGGGTAATTAACTCTAATCAGCTTAATCCCCCTAACCTGTATCGGTTTATTAGTAACACGGAAGGTGATTTTAACCTTACGGAATACTTGAGAGAGTTTGTAATGTCTTACGTAGGAATAGGAGTCAGCGATGGCAATAAGGGTGACATTACTGTATCTGGATCTGGTTCTATTTGGTCTATTAATGCCGCTGCGGTTAACAACTCTAAGTTGTCTAATATGGCCGCCAATACTATCAAGGGCAACAATACCGGTTCTCCTGCGGCACCTATTGATTTAACGGCTGCACAGACAACGGCAATGTTGGATGTATTTACCAATACCCTCAAAGGTCTTACCCCGGCTTCTGGCGGCGGTACAGCAAATTATCTTCGTGCTGATGGTACCTGGGCTACTCCTACTGGTACAGGTGGTGTTACAGACGGTGACAAGGGCGATATAACGGTGTCTAATGCCGGTGCAACGTGGACTATCGACAACGGTGCAGTTACCTACGCCAAAATTCAAAACGTTGCTCAAGATAGAATTTTGGGTCGTCTTAATCCAGGTTCTGGTCAAGTACAAGAAGTAATTTGTACCGCTACCGGTAGAACCCTTATAGCAAGTGGAAGTATGGCAGACGCAAGAAACTTTCTTGGTCTTGGAACTGCCGCTCTTTCCAATACTACCGATTTTGCCGCTGCGGTACACACTCACCCTTCTGCTCAAATATCGGACAGTACTTCGGTTGGTAGAACTTTGTTGACGGCGGGTACAGTAGGACAACAACACACGGCTCTTGGTTTGACTTCTAACGCATCTACTCTCTTTGGTAGAGGCAGTGCAGCCGGTGCTGGTAGCATTGAACCTATTACGTTGGGTACAGGTCTTTCAATGAACGGTACTCAACTTTCAGCAAGTGTTAATGCGTCCGTATCAAAAGTTTTTTCCGGAACTTCCACCACATCTTTAACAGAGGCGATAATTGCTTCAAATGCTCAACCTTTTAGCACTATTAACAGCGGAGATTTTTTTGAGCTTTCTGTGTTGGCGCAAAGACAAAATACTTCTAATGATGCCACAATTAGAGTGTATTTAAACTCCAGTTACAGTTTGACGGGAGCACAGTTGATTGCAACTTATACACTCACCGGATCTGAACTATCGGTAAATTTACAAAGGACTTTTCGAAAAGATGTTCTTGGTAATATTTATCAGTTTATTACTCCTGCCGTTAATGCAAATACTGCGGTAGATGGATCAAGTAACTCTTTAATTCAAAGTGTTACTGTTCCGTTTGTTTACCTTATTGTCAGCGGTCAAACAACTAATGCCGCAACAAATGTTCATGCTTACGCTGTTCGCGTAACTAAGCATACTAATAGTTAATTATCGCCATTAATCGGCACAGAGAAAACCAATTACAAATCAACAAATCAATTACAATGGCAACAGAAAAATACATCGCTTCGTCGGTGTTCGTAAACGCCCCTACGGGGACTGATCTCAATTTTGGCAACGGTGTTTCCTTTAATGCTCTTGTCAATGAAGTATCGCAAACCAACAATGTATTGGTTGGCGCATTTGTCGGAGACTATTATCTGACTGGACAAAAAAGTGTTGTAACCGTTAACACGGCAAGTTCGGGGGTTATGTATCTTCCCGAAAATCCCGAACCTTGGAGTGATTTTACGGTAAACAACTTCTCCACGGAAAGCATTGTGGTCGGAAGCTCCTCCGGCGATTTCAATTATCTTGGAACCATTATCGGAATCACTATTAATATCCCGGCAAACGTAAGTCTTCGGTTTGTTCGTAACGATGCCGGTGAATGGGCTGCTATTCCCCAAGCTGATTTGACGGTGAGAAACTTGGTAGTAACCCTGTCTTCTGCGGATGTTTTGACTCTGGGAAGTATTCCGGTAGTACTCCTCAACGCTAAAGCCGGTGTCGCGTACGAACCCCTGTCGCTTACTTGGAAAACCAACTTTAATACCACGGCGTATGATGTTACTTCGGTAACTTCTATTGACCTTACGGTTGGCGGAACGTCTTACTTTTCTGACACGGCTCTTCTTCCGTTGACTGCTTCTACCACGAAGTCGTTCTCCTTTGCTCGGTTTACAGGTGATGCAATTGCTCTTTCTACCAACACGGCAATTTCTTTGAGCTGTGTAGGAGGAGACCCCACCTTGGGAAATAGCACCGTTACTATCGAGCTGCTGTACAAGATTAACACTTTTGCTTAAACTCAAGAACGCAGTCCGGTGTATTATCACTGGGCTGCGTTTCTTATTAACTCAATAACCTATGCAGTACGAAGAACTATTCAGGTTGATGATGTATGCCATTAGCGGATTGTTTTCTGCACTGGTTGGCATTATCATCTACTATTTGAAGAAGATGGTGGAGAAAGTAGAGTTTCTCGGCGACGGTCAAGACGAAATCAAAAGTTCATTGGTGCGCATAGAAACCGACATGGTAAACATCAAAAACAATTACAACAACCTTTCGGCAAAAACCGAAAGTTTGTCCATGACGGTAAACGAGCATAGTGTAAAAATTGCCAAACTTGAGGCCCGGGTTGAGAATCAAAACCACAAAGAATCGGCATAATGGAAACACTCAAAAAATTTGCCGTCAATCCGGAAACACTTGCTGCGTACAATCGTCCGTTTCGATCATTTGTGTGGATAGTCCTTGTTGCACTAAGCTGTTTTCAGGTGGTCCACATTGGAACGGAGTTACAACTTTTGATATTCGCAGACTTGGGCATTTATGGTATCAGCAGAAGTGCCGAGAAAATCAACATCAAAAACAAGGGGGTGTAAACTCCCTTGTTTTATTTTGTTCACGAAGGAACGAAAAAACAGCTATTTGTGTATTATATTTGCGCTCTGTATGAAACACGAACTTGAAAAGTTTTTTAGAAGTGTTGAAGGTGGTGGCAAAAGTGTCACTTGGCAAAAAGCCGCTCTGAACTTCAACATGAGTGGTAACGCACTAAGAAAGCGTTACAAGAACTGGAAAAACTCCAGATTTAGAAACGGAGAGAACACAACTCAAGACGGCGTGTGGATATGTATATTTGATGCTCACGTTCCGTTTCAGAACAAGAAAATGTTTGAAAGTATCAATATCCTGATACATTCAATACGCCCTTACGGACTTGTTCTGGGTGGTGACTTCTTGGATCTCAATTCGCTTTCTGCACACGATAGGGGTAAAGTACCCATTCCCGGACTGACTCTTGGAAAAGAATATGCTGAGGGAAACAATGTACTGGATAGCTTGGAGAATTACCCTTTTAAGAAAAAGGTGTACCTGTGGGGAAACCATGAACATCGTCACGACCGGTACATCAAAGACTCCGACAACTCAAAGATCCGGGATGCTATCAGAGGTCCTATGGAAGCACTGGGTTTGATACAAAGAGGGTATGAGGTGTACGAGAGCTATCCCTCGGATGAGTTTATCCTGGGTGACCTGAAGATATACCACGGCGAATCTTTTAGTCAGCATTGTGCGTATAATGATCTTCAGAAGATAAAGAAGTCGGTTATGTTTGGTCATGTTCACCGACAACAATCTTTTCACGAACGAGAAGTAGAAGCTCACGCAATAGGATCGGCGGCTGATCACACGGCTCCGGTTTTTGCTTATGCCTCCAAGATACAAAAACAAGTTTGGTGCAACGGTTTAGCTGTTGTAACTGTTATTAACGGGAAGTCATTTGTAGAAACCATACGCTATAAACATGGAAAGATTGTATTCGGCGGAAAGCCTTATTGAAAAGTTTGGTGACATTGTGTTTGATGAAGCTCTTCATCGGTACACCCTTGACGGAAATACTGCACCCAGTGTATCGTCCGTGATAAAGAAATTCTATAAGGAGTTTGACGGAAGCAAAGCTCCGAGCTACTTGAGGAAGCAATGGAAGGAGAAAGGAGATAAAGCAGCAGCCGCCGGTACAAAGGTACATGAGTTTGCAGAGAACTACATTGATTACTGCGGTAAACCCAGGAACAACAAAGAGCTTGGAGTGGTGCAATTCTTGATGGATGTAAACCCGGAGGTTCTGCAAACCGAACAACGGTTGTACCACTACGACCTGAACTACTTTGGAACAGCTGACTTGTTGCTGAAGGTTGATGGAAAGATTATCCTTGCCGACTGGAAGACCAATGAAACGTTGCACAAGGACTATGGAGATAGTTTGTATGAACCGTTTGAGGAGTACATCAACAATGCTCACAACAGGTACATGTTGCAGTTGGGACACTATGAACTTGCTCTGGAGCAGGTTATAGACATAGACGAAAGATGGTTGATACACTTAACGGAGGACGGTAATAAGTACTACAAGGTTTATCCTATGAAGGACGTTACCGAAACCTTAAAACAATACTACGATGACTGTACAAGAAGGAATATCGATAATCAGGTCGCTGATCAACAAAACCAGTGACGACAACACTTATACCGATGAGTTACTCTACGAACTACTCGCTAAAGCCAGGGCAGAAATACTGGACAAGGAGTACAACAAGTTTGAGTTCAAGTCTAACTTTGACCGGTATTCTATCTGCGTACCAATGTGTGTGGCAACGTCACACGACTGTTCCTGTGTACCCGTTGGATGCGTGGTTCTAAAGTCTAAGTTTCAGATTCCCCGTTCCCTGACGCAACGTGTCCGGGATAGTATGGAGGTCTATACGCTTGGAGAAAAGCGATTGCTTCCTATGACCAAGGAACAAGTTGAATCCTTCAAGTGGTCGCAATTCAGAAAGAACGCTATTGGTTGGGAGATTCGAGATCGTTACTTGATTCTGTGGAACGCAGATACCGACAACGTTCGTCCACGGGTAGTACGCATAGACATGGTTCCGGAGGACGTGGTTGAGTTGGCTTCTATTCCGAAGTGTGATGAGAATGGCAACTACACCGGAGAAACGTGTATTGATCCCTACTTGGTCGATCTTCAAATGAAAGGTGCTTATGAACTAATGGCCTACGAAAGGGTGCTGAAGTTTTTGGGTATCAAAGAGCA